GCGCGATAGGCTTCTTTGCCACCGCTATTCCAGTTAGCTTCCATTTCGACCGCCGACATAGGTTTCGACGTGGAACCACCTACCGCTGTCTGCGATCCTGCGCCACCTGATGACGCTTTCACGAAGTGCGGGTTTGAGGTCAAGAAGTCACCGACTAACTGGTCAACTGACAAAAGCTCGCCCTGTTCGTTATAGCGTGGCGTTCCGTTCGCATCGTAAACTTCTGCGGTGCCGTCTTCAGACAGCCGAACCGAACCACGTAACAACTGACTGACTTGCTCTGCCGATACTGCATTGTTTCGGCTTGCCGCTGACAGTAATGCCCCATCAACTAACTGCGTTTCGAGGCGTTGCTTGTAAGTCGATATTTCTTGATCTTTCTTCTCGACGGTCTGCCTCAGAATTGACTCGAACTCTCCGCGCTCTTTCTGCTTCTCGACTTCAGCTTCTTGCTGTCGTTGTAGAAGAGACTTTGCCTCATCGAGGTCGATACCATCTAGGCGCTTCTCATATTGTCGCTTGGTGCGAGCAACACGATCAGCCACTATTCGGTCCAACTCATCTTGCGTGAACGTCTTTGAATCCTGAACTTGCGGTGTTTCCACTGCGGCTTCAGTTACCGCGTCTGCCATGATTTCATCGCTCATGTTACGAATCCTCTTTCGAGTGGGTTAAATTATATCAAATCAGCGCGATTTGCGCTTTTTCTTCTTTTTGTCTTTCTTATGGTATGGCATACGTGCCTCCTTAGAATACAGGTCTAAACCTGTGCCTACAGTTATAACCGCCTGCAACAACAAACGGGCTACCATCTCTTTTACCAGACCATTCGCCAGACCATGCCTCGCGTATCTCTTCGATGCTCATAGTCTTGCCAACATACTTTTCGCAATGTTGTCGGGTCTTTGAGTCATCAGGCCCGAAATACTTAAACTCTGTGGCTCCTGCCTCTAGTGACATATTGGTCGTGATTGTCCGGTCAAAGTCCATCAGACCGTCATTGAGTGCTACTTGTGCATAGCGTCCAAGGTCAGCTTCTACGCTCTGCTGTATCTGCTCGACAGCCTGAGCAAATGGTAAGCCCGTCAGCGTGTTCGCATACACCTGAGAAGCGACAGCTTCGACGAACTCTTCTCCTAGTGTCTCAAGGCCACGGAACGACAACTGCTGTAACTGTCGCACTACCGACTCGTCAAGCCTTGCAAGTGCTGTGTAGTTGCCAAGCATCGCTTCTGCCTGTTGAGCCACCACAGCATAGTCACGGATCATGTCATCAATCTCTGCGAGATACTCTTCCTGCACAAATTGGCTGATCGTTGCGCGAGCGTTAACGGCCCACTCTAAATCAAACAAATCACCATCTCGTAACGGCGCACTGCCCATCAACTGCACGACACGCTGTGACAGTATGGCAAGCGCATTCTGCAATCTAAGCTCGTGCCTTTTGGCGCGGTTGATTACATCTCTGGCGTGGTCAGTATCAGCCGCCATTGGTTACCGTCTGTACTGGCTCAACTAACTGGTCGCCACCGGCAACATCCTCAAGCCCGATCTTCTCACGCACCTCGTTAGGCGTCACCATTCCACTGTCGATGTGGTACTTGTATATCTGCGTCTCTTTGGTGAAGTCACCGACCGCTGTGGTAGCCTCTTCAATCTCAGCGTGTGCCTGTGCAAGCACTTGGTCATCAAGCACGAGGTCTGCGATCTGCTTATCAATCTCACGCAACAAGGTGACTGACTTAACACCACTAGCACGGGTCTTCTGTAGAAACTCAAGCTCTGTCCCGTAATCACGAATGTCAAAGCTGTCAGGATAGCTGACCTCTACCTCGTGCAGATTGTGACCTTGCCACCGACACCACAACTCCCACAACTGTTCTTCAGCCAGCTCGAGGATGTCGGCCTTCTCTGCTAGCTTGGCGTTCAGCATCTGGAACTCAGTCTGCATAGCCACGCCTGACTGCGTCATTGCCTCTGTGCCGCGTACTGCGCCCATGTGGGCCATCCTATTGATCGAGTCGATCTTGTCCTCTATAGAGGCCCTGATGGCGTCTAGGTTAGCCCCTGACGGTTGCATCTGGTACGGCTTTAATCCTGCGTCGATGTCATCGCTAATGTTGATGACTGCACCGGCACCAGCAGTCGCGTCAGTGTCAAATGTCTTAACGAGGGTCGGGTGGTTAGAGATGCGGATAAGCTGTTCGATTTCCGATAGCTCTTGATAGATGGCTTGTTGCATATAGCTGATGTCAGAGATGTCGCTAATACCAATGCCACGAACGATTGATCGGTTGGCCGGTATGTTGACTGCCGGTATCTTGCCGATAGGGTTGTCGATAGTCTCGACGATGGTTGCCTCGTCACCGTGGTAACGAATGAGCTGGATCTGCTCTTTGGTCCAGATACGGAAATACGTTTCTGTTGTCGTGCCGTCAATGCGGTTTACCGACTCGCGCACCTTCATGTAGGTTAGCTCATGGCGACCGCTAGGCATCCGCTCATACTTCCAGTCATAGACATTCTCTGGCGTTATCAGCGTGACGTAGGGCCGTATCTCTTGGTCTAACTCTTCGGCTCTAGTGCCTGCCGTGGACTGTGGCTTGTCCATGAAAATCCACACGTGGCCGTACACGCTCGACCATATCTGAGCTTCACGCATAAAGCTGTTGAAGTTCTGGCCGTCGAGGTTAGCGTCCTTGATGAACGCAATAAGGTCTGCACTGCCTTCCATCTGCTTAAAGTTGCGAGTAGGCGGCTGACGCCATAAGAACGACGAATAAACGTGGACCACGTTGCGGCAGTGGTTGTCCAAGGGAGTCAAAGCCAAGCGTCGCGAGTATGCGTTTTTGTCCTCATTGAGGTAGCTGGTCAGGTAAGAACCATCGCGGTAGTCCTGGCCCCCCATGTACGACCGAACATAGAACTCCCAGCGATCCAGATTGTTTTCATAGTCGGGGTGCTGGTATTCAATATCTTCGTAATACATTTAAGTCCACCTCTGCGGGGCTTGCGGCTTATTCGCCTTTCGTATGGGGAATAGATATTCAACGGCGTAGCCCAGTGCGTCATTCATGTGATCGAAGCCGTCCTTCTCTGGCTGACTGGTGCCTTCCTTGTAGGTGTGGCGTTCCAATGATTCGATCACCTTCTTGCACTTAGGGTCTACAAACAAGCGCCGTTGCCCATCTTTAGACAGCAGACGCGAGTTTACGCTGTTTATCCTATCTCTAACCGCCGCGTGAGATGACCTTACTCGCACCTCAAATCCCGCGTTTTGTAGAATGGACAAATCCGTTCTACCCCCTGCGCTCGTTTTCCGTTGACGCGAGGCAGGGTCAGGGTATATGACTATTGTACCATTTCCGTAGCGTGTGCGAATCTCTGCGACCATCTCATCGGTGTTCGAGCCAAACATTACAATCTCATCGAATACGTGCAGTGTGTCGCCTCTGCGGGTCATCAGAACAGCAGACATCGGATCGAGGTTGAAGTCCATCCCGACATGGATTACAGGGTGTTCACCATCATGCCTGCTTACTGACTGCTCACGCTTGAATCCGTAGTAGATAATGCCGCTGTAGTTGACGAACTGCGCTTCGTATTCTTGCTGGAATGTTCGGTCGTCGAGGTCTGCTTTGGCGCTCGTAATCTCATCTGGCGGCACATTACCGCCTTCAATGGTCGTGTACTGATAAGAATGCCAGCCTTCATCTTTGTCTACCCCTTTTCCGTAAAGATCATAAAAGTGATTACGCCCTTTGGGTGTCCCTATAAACAGCGCCGCTGATCCTTGCCTATCTGACAACGAAGGTCGAATGACCTCATACCATGCCTCCTTGCGCATATCAGCAAACTCATCAAGCACCACAAAGTCTAGTGACCGTCCGCGAAGGTTGTCAGGCTTCTCTGCGCCTTTGAGTGCAATAGTAGAGCCGTTCTTTAGCGTAATGCTTAGTGATGTCTCGTTAGTCTTTCCAACGTACTCCATAGGTATCTGGCTGGTCAGCATATCCCACGCAATCTCTTTAGCCGCCTTATACGTCGGAGCCACATACCAGACGTTCTGATCAGGTTTGGCGAGTGCGCGGTTAAGTAGCTCTGCTGTGCTGAGAAAGGTCTTGCCGAAACGTCTACCCGCGACCACTACACGGAAGCGGGCAGGGCATACAAAGATGTCAGACTGTGGTGGGGTCAGTTGCATTTGTTAGTTGTATGACGACAGGTGGCAGATCAGTGACTTCGTTTTGCTCTTCCTTCATGTCGGGCAGGTACTTGTTAAGCAATCTGATGCGTTGCTCGTTTGCAACTTTAAGCTGTTGAAGGCGCTTGTCGAAGTGCTCGTCAGACTCAGGGTCTAGCTGTTCGATTTTCTCAATGTTATCAAAGACGTAATCAAGCCGACCCCGCTCCGCTAAATAGCTTCTGAGTTCGTCCTGCCTGATACCTCTTTCACGTTGCGCTCTAGTCTTCGCCATCGTCTATTGGTGACGGTATACCTGCGGCCCACAGTAGGCCATGCGTTTGCCCGTCTCTTACCTCTCCGCGTTTGATGTCTTGGTCTGACATGGGGTACGTCTCTACCGCGCCGTCATCGAATGCGACGAGATAGCTACCTTCATTTCTTGGCATACTGCCTTGCTCTACAGGATGCCAGTCTATCGTTACGGTCTGCAACATATAGTGTCCCCCGCTCATATTATACCAATATATGCTAAAAAGATGCGGACAATAAATAACGCCTATTTAATATCCGGCATATCACAGGCATAAAAAAGCCCCTGACGGTGGGAGTCGTCAGAGGCAAAGCAGGCTTTTCAGCCCACGAGGAAGCTACGGACAGTAGCGAATTATTTCTAGTGGCGGCTCGTCGTTATCTATTAGCTTAACCACTCTAAAGTCTGTGAGTATGGCTACGTCGTCCTGCCATCTCTTTGCCATCGCTTCTGCGGCTCTTACTGCGATGATGAAATCTTCAATATCCTCATTGGTCAGAGAGACAAGTCTTCTCATAAATTCCTCGCCAGTCAGGATGCCCGTCTCTGCCATTTGTCCTCTCCCACAATTCGACGAATTCACAGTAAATGTCTCGCTGGCTGACGGCCTCTTCGTAATCACCCTGACCAGCTATCCCGAATGCTATCACTACCAGCAGGAAAATCACCGCATATTTGATATTCGGATGTAAGTGCATCGCAGTACCCCTTCATTTTTGGATTGTTTCTTAGTTTTTTTAACGCTCTGATTTCAATCGTTCTGATTGTTTGACGGCTTACACCCATGACATCCGCGATTTCTTGATGTGTCATGTTGTAAGGAAAGTCGATAGCTCGTGACATTAGTCCTCCCAAACCTCTAAAGAACCTTCATTCATGTCGCACAAGGTATGATCGCCAGCCTTTTCAGCCTCTTTGTACGTCTCATACTCAGGCTCAGAGGTGTAAGCCTCGTCACCGTCTCGCCCGATAATTGTGTATCCCCACATAACCCTCTCCCTTGAGGCCGCTTATGCGACCTTAATTATTCTTGTTTGCGTGAACTTGTTTTCCATTCGGTTAGACAACCATACAGCGCGTTGCAACCAAACTGGCTTGACTAAAGAGTCAGACCACTCAAGGTCGATTAAATCTTCGCGACCGTCTTCTGTCTTCTCAGCAACCGAGGCTTTCCCATCGCGTGACTGAACCATGAAGATATGCTTTCTGCTATTGTCTTTATACATTTCCCTTCTCCCTTAAGGCTGTGTCCCCAGCCGATGTAGATAATCTACTGCCTACAATTATCATTTGCAAGCAATTTGTTATCTTAATTTGTTGATTAGTAGGGGAAAGGGTAGCGAGTTATTTGAACGCAGTCAGATTACTTACCCGTAGTGGCGGGCAATCTCTGCGATGAAGTGGTCTTCGTTGGGATGACGTGACAGGCGCTTTAGGTATTCTTCCTCACCGATGCCCTTGTCTCTGCCCAATCTAGCCAGTAGCTCTGCGGTCTTGTCAGTAAGAACGATGTGGTGCCGTTCTGCAAAAAACTGACGTTGGCTTTGTACACACATAACAACATCCTCCTGTTGCTTAAAGATTATAACAAAACAGGATAATTAATTATATGAAATGATAACGTGGTCAGGATTTTGCTCTTTGAGCTTAATCTGCTCGCGGTAATGCTTGGCTATCTCATCGCGAACGGCTTTGTTTTCTTTCAGAATGCCACGCGACTTCTCCCGCAATATCTCCATGTGGCCTTCACCTAGATGCTGATTGCAAAAGTCAGTGAACATGACGGGCGACTCGGTGAATAGGCGATGGCAGGTGTAACAGCCTGTCAGTAAATTATCGAGGCTATACCTCACGACTTTATTTCTGCGACCATATATGTGCATCGCCTGATTTGTCTCTGTGTTGCCACATCGCACACAAGCGCCGTCACGTAGCCTCACAGCTTTGCTACACCAAATGTCGGCGTTCGTTCGCTTTATTGCCATAGTAAGTCTCTTGAGTAAATTGTCGTTCGCGTAGTATTGCTTTCTCTGTATTGCCGCACTCACACGACCAGCCTTCTAGCTTGCCGCCTTTAGCCGTAAACATCGGCACCATGTCTTTATGGCACTTAGTGCATACCATGATCTTCACGCATCTCTGACATAGGGGTAATTAGTGCCGCGAGCCAACTCTGAGTAAACGAGTCGATGTCTACATCTATCGTTATGCCTTCAGGACACATGACCTCGACATATACATCGGTCAAATCTTGGTTGCGGATGTTGCTTGTTGCTCCGATTATTGCCTCCACTCTGCAAACAACTGACCCGCCATCAGGTAACGGCATCGAGAGTATAGGGAGTGTAATCATAGTCGCGGCCTAATAGTGGTTCTGTGAACTTCTCCGTCTAGCTTATCGTATGTAATGACCTTTGCGCCACGCTGTGACATCCATCCTCCACGAGCCTCATAGCTTGACCTGCCTGTTAGTGATGGGTGCATTTCTGCAATAGCGCCGCCGTCTTCTATCACGCGCTCATGGTGGTAATGTCCCATGTGGATATAAACACCAGCCGACGCTTTTCCCCACATCTCACGAAACCTTGGCTCGCTTGCAAATAGCTTGTGCAGGTTTGCTAATTTCATCTTGTGGCCGTGGTGAAATCCCAGCATACAATTGCCATGCAGATAGGCGTAATACGGGAATGCGTTGTCTATGACCTCTACACGACTATTCTCAAACAAGTGCTTTATGTACTTGCGGAGCCATACGCTAGAGCTAATATCATGATTACCCTCTGCGACTACCACCACGACCCTCTCAAATCGCTTCAGCATCATTTTCACGGCTTCCCTAACTATCGACATAGATACGTCAACAATCTTTGTGTAACGCGTGTCCGCGTCCAAAACATGGCCGCCACCACTTGTGATTGGCTGTAGGTTAATGCCGTCAAAGTGTATAAAGTCACCTAAGATGTTCAGCAAGCCCGTCTTTGATTTAGGACAAGCCGCCAGCATATCGTGCATAGCGTTTAAAAAAATGTCTGCGGCTATCTTGGTGTCAAAATTGTCGCCTGTCTCCGCTTCCCAACACGCCGATCCAACGTGAAAGTCCGTTATGGTCAGCAGTGAAAGCAAGTTGTCATCTGATTGCTTTGGCGGCTTTGTCGGTTTAAACGGAGGTACTAAATCGAGGCTTTGCTCCATGCGCTCCACGAGCATTTCAAGCTGTCTTTCTTTGTCTGACTGGCTCTTAACCCACTGGGCCGTGGGCTTTCCGTCAGTGTACAGCGTAGAGACACCCTTGACCGTGTAGCCATCTGGTACGGAATGCACATAGTCATGCTCTGGACTGTAACCCTGTGCGCTGGCCCTTTTCTGTACCGCCTTTAAATGGTCGCGAACAGTAGTCCTACTGATACCAAGGTCCATTCCTATTTCGCGGGCGCTCATGCCCTTTTCTACTCGGCTCGCTACTTCTCTCTGCCTTTCGGTCGTGCAAAACTGCAATAAGCTCATGCCTATCCCCCCAGTTTGCTGTACTCCGAATTTTGAGGCTTAGTCAATTTGACACCCAGATCAATACACCATGCCTCTACTTGTTGCATGAAGTATAGCATTTCCCCCCGATCTAGCGTCGATGTGCGCCGAACCTGCGCTGGTATGTTCGTACTTCCGACCTCGATATCCTCTGTGCCGAGGAACTTGTACTTCACCATCAGCTTCATTTCTTCTTCTGTGCCAGTGAAGCCACCCTTCTTTTTAAAGTGCCTCAGCATATCCCTGACCCAGACATGAAAAAGGTCGTTCTGACTCATTGAGCGGCGTGGCTTGTACTCTTTGACCTGCCAAGACACTGGCTTGTCCCAGCACCATTCTTTTTCGAGAAACGTCTGAAACGCTTTTATGCGGTCTTTGATTTCTATGGGGTCTTTTATTAACCAGAATTCGCCAAACATTTCGCGCCCCTCGCCATCTCCATTAGTTGATCTAAAGGCACAAGTCTATGCTGTGGCATTGCATAGGTCATCTTGTAGCCTTCGCCAAGTCGGCTTAAGTTTTCGGGCTGACGTATGACGTTGACGTGTGCCAAGCCGCCGCATCTCCAAATGTTTTTTTCACCGCACATAAGCACATAGATATCGCAGAGCTTTCGTTTATCAGTCTCTAATAACAGCCGACCGTTTGGCCTCTTGGTGGCCTTAACGTCTATCGTGTAACCCATCCATTCACAATCTGCGACTTGGGGCGTGTCACTAAAGTCTGGACGTACCCCGATCAATTTGCAAAAAGCCATCTCTGCCGCCATGCCATTAGTTTCAACGTCGTACTGGCTGTCAGTCTTTGACATTTTCCTGTTCTTTGCGCCCATTGCCCTAGCCGCATGGTATCGCCTTATGCCTACCTGACAAGCAATGTTGTATTCAGCATCAGTTAACTCAATCATCATCGCGTCACCCTCTTTCCGCTGTAAGTTACATACTGACCAAACCGATCAAGGCAATACTGCCGATAGCTTTCGCTTTGCATGAAGTCGTGAGTGCAGTCATCAAGCTGAGTCCACTTCTTCATTGATATTCTGCCGGTTTCTTTCTCGGCTTCTTGCGCAAACGGACTGCCACCCTTTTGATTAGCTCGTGACAGCCATGAGTTAACAAAGCGGGGCATTCCCCGCTCGGTCTTGCGTTTCGGCTCGTTAGAGTCAAGCCATACAGCCATGACGTTTAGCTCTGCGAATACGTCGACTTCTGGGTAAGCATGTTGCCAGCCTAGCAGTTGCTCGTCTGTTGGTTGCCAATCAGTGCCGCTGTTCGTCTTCATTTATCTCGGCCCCCTCTTCGTAGTCATCACCGCTAAAAAGGCCAAACTCACTGCTTAGACGATCATTTAAATCACTACACAACTCTTTCTGTGATTCTTCAGTCAGACTCAAAAACAGAAGCCGAGTAGCCTCTTTAGCGAAACTTTGCGCCTCTTCTTGGCCTGCGTCGAGATACTGATCGTTAGTTACAAACGAAATTTTGCGCTTGAAACCTCCATAGTCAGTATCGTAAACCTTACAGCGGAACCCTAACTTCAAATCGTAAAATAATGTTGCGTCTTTCATTTTCCCTTCTCCTGTTTTTTAGACAATAGTGGTCATTAGAGGGCTATGGGTGACCCTACCAAGACCTACATTTAATTTACCAATCCGACAACATTCATCAGCAAACTTTTTTGCAGTGGGTATCTCTGCACGGTAGCTAACACCGTCCCTAACTAAGTCACCAATACGCTGTTTATTCCCGCCCTCTAAAGGTCGTTGTTGGAATCTGGCTTTCGTGAGCAACTGCACCATGCGACAGCACTATTTGACTAGGCTCGACTAGGCGTACATGAAAAAGAGGATAGGTGATAGGTATACAGTCAGCTGTATTGCTGTATAATTTTCCTATCCTAAGCACGCAAACTAAGGATGCCACGAGCGAATCCCTTCCGCAAGTGGTTATGGGCCAGCTCATCACTGGCCCTTTTTTT